ACCCTGTAGTTTACGACCATAATAGTTCTCACTATCAGGATCTGTACTAGCTGTATTTAATTCAGGAAACTCAAATCCTTGTACATCTCCTTTTATTTCATCATATGTTTTAGGTTTAGGTAAGGCTTCTGACATTTCATTCATAGCACCTTGAGTAAGATTACCACCTACTTGACCTACACCAGCTATGTTATAGTTTACTGAACCACCATTAGCATAGCCTTTACGTTGCATAATTCCACCTTTATTTAACTCTGCACCTCCACCTACACCTTCATCGTGACCTTCTTCTGCATCATCATCAGCAGTATCATAACCGCCTTTTTCTGAATCATCTGTTGTACCACCAAAAGACTTACTAAAATCTTTACTAAATTGATCTACAATATCTTTAATAGATTTATCCATTGCCTCTTTAGCTTCTTTTTCTGAATCAAATGAACCTGCCCCTTGATCAGGATCACCAGGATCACCTTGATCCCCAGATTGATCAGGGTCTTGATTGTAATTAACTATAGTATCATCTACAGTAATATTACCACTAGGAGTTTTTATTTTTATAATACCTACACTAGGATCATAAGTAGTAGTAAATTCTTCTGGAGATCTTTCACTAGCAATGTTTTCTCTTAAATCTCCTATATCTACATTTCTATTTATGGCAGCACCTTCATTAAGTTCTGGTGGACACATCATACCATCTTTAGGTTTACCTGCAATAATTATTGTTTCCTGCATTACACCTTCTTCAGGCTCTAGGAAAGTCATTTCTTTATCGTCATTTTCAGGCTTGCCATTTTCATCAACATTCTGGATCATACCTAGATCCTCCATCTGTTGTATCTCACGTAGCACACCTCTATGCATATCCATGATACGCTCTAAGCCTATATACTTTACAACATTAGCAGGTAGCACATACTCACCTTCAGATAACATAGCAGGTATATCATCAGCTACTTCTTCTGGTGTAGCTCCTGGTGGAGGATCATTCTTCTCAGACTTCTCTTCTACAAAATCTACTTCTTTAACTGATCCACCTTCTTTAAGGTTTAGCTCATCTGCTTCAAATACTTCATCTTCATCACTAACATCACCTAGACTAGAGAAGAACTCAGTAAATATACTGTCACCTGTAGGTGTATCTTCCATATCTTCCTCAGTAGATATTAATGTTCTATCTTCTGGTGATTCTACTTGAGGAGGAATATCTCTAAACTTTCTAGGTGACTCCTCATTAATTAACATTTTTTGAGTATCATTTTTTATAGGGTCTGGTGCTACACCTGTTAAGTCTCTTTCTTTAGGAGTTATTGCTTGAGGAGGTAAATCTAATTGTGTTCTAGGATTTTCTTCATCTCCAGGATCTACTTCTAATGTAGGTTCTGGTATTCTCTCTTCTTCTAACATTCTATCTGTTTCAGTTTGTTGATAGTTAGAATCTAACTCTTGTTTAATTCTATCTACGTTATATTCTTGATTAATCATTTTTACTCTATTAGAGTCGTTAGAACCATAAATTAATTTTACAGCTTTTTCTGTTGTTAGATTAGGATTGGTTAAACCTTTTATTTCCGCAAATGCATACATAACATCTAATGCTATTTTAGGATCTTCAATTATTAAATCTGGGTTGTCCATTATTTCAGGTCTATTAAGTTTATCTGCAACAGCTTGATAATTTGCTCTACCTGTTAATTGAATATAACCTCTACCTCTAAAAGTATATCCATCAGAATCTTCAGTATTTCCTAACTTAGAACTTTTATCTCTATTTTTATCTGCATACACAACATTTGCTAATTCTTCTGGATTATTTAACAGAGAAGATTTTATTTTTGCATCTGTAGTATATCCTGCTCTTTTAAGTGTAGGACCAAAAACTTCTTTTAGTCTTTTTACTGTAGTATAATTTAAATTTTCTGTCTTATTAAAATCATAAGATTTATTTGTTTCGTGATAAATATTACCCATAAGGTTTTTAATAGCATTAATTTCTAAACCTTTATTTTTAAGATAGTTATAAACCTGTTGATTTTTAGGTCCAAGTCTTGCTTCTGCCATATCAAGTTCCTTTTAATACTGTCTGTACTTCTACTTGCATAGACTTTAACTTTCTAAGCATAGCAATAGCACCTTGCGCTCTATATATTTCTACTTCATCATCACTCTGCTCTAGTACACGTAGCGCATCGTGTCTCTTAGAGTCTAGGTATAAACTAAATAGTTCCTCAAAATCTGGTGTATTGACTAACGGTAAAATGTCTCTAGCAGTTTTAACGTCAAGCATTACCACCACCTCCTTGCTGTAGCATAGCCATTAGCTCTGGTGGTATTTGTTGTCCACCACCTTGAGGTGCTTGTGCCTGTTGTTGTTGCTGTTGTGTTCCTGCATTAGGTCCACCACCTGTAGCAAATCCCTGCTCACCTGGTGCTGGTGCTTGACCAGTTCCTATATTACCACCTCCTGCACCTGTAGGATCTTGTTGTGGTTGTGGGTTTTCTGCTACGATCTGTTGTTGCATCTGTTGTAATAGCAATGCCTGTCTAAATGCTTCTTCAGGATTGTTTGTTACCTTATCTACATCCAGATCCATAGTTGCTGCTATCTCACGCATGATGTATGGGAACTTAGCAAATGGTGCTAGTACAGGACTGCTTGCAATTTGTAAGAAACTAATAAGACGTTGAGATCTAACTTCATTCTTCATAAAGCTTTCAGTACCTCTAGCCCTAATTTCTAAATCACCTTTTATCTCTGGATCAAAGTCAAACTGCATATTAAATGCAAACAATGCCTCACCCATTGGACGTAACATATAGTCATCCATGTTCTTAATTACTGTACGGATAGCATTACTGGCTGCACCCATCAACATAGATATGCCTGATGCAGTTCTACCTGTACCCTGCACACCAGTTTGTCCGTATGAGTATGATGGTAATCCTGATGACTCATCTGATAATACTCTTGCTTTATCAAACAACATCATATTTTCACTTGACACGTTTGGAAATTTAGTACCAAATATAGCTTGACCAGGCGCACCACCTTGTCTTCTAAAGATTTTACCTGGATATACTGTAAGATCCTGACCAGGTGCTAGGTTTGTTTCATCTACCTCTATCAATAGATTACCAGATAGAATAGCATTGTCAACTGCTAATCTCATAAAACCATTCATTAGTGTTTGAGTATCATCCATATTTTCTGATAATCCCACACCAAAGAAACTATATGGGTTTAGTTCGTATGGACTAGCAACATAAGGAATACGTTTAGGTACAAACGGATTGATAACAAATCTTAGGATCTCATTATTACAGGTCCAACAGTTTATCTGTATTTCATCATCATTTAAATACTGCTTTGGTATTTCTAGTCCTTGATCTTCAGCTATCTCTTTATCTATTGTACCCCAGAACTCTAGTACCTCAAATCGTTCTACATCACTACCACCAGAATAGTTACCTGAACCAAACTCTGAGCTTACTTCATTGTCTGTTAGGCTTTCTTCCCACCATTCACGATCATAGTTCTCACCACCTAGTATAGCTTCTTCTATTGCAGAGGATCTAAAAAATGGACGTTTCTTTAATGCACGTAGTTGAGATCTGGTAAGTCTGTGTCTTTCTACTACATAGGTACAGTCTTCTATATTGAATGCATCTGGATCTGGATAAAAATCCCAAACTGATGTATGCTCTACTTTAGGTACAGTCACAATAGATGGATCATAGTTACCATCTTCATCCCAGTTAGGATACTCTTTATCTATAGCAAACGGACCCTTCATTATTGCAGTACCAAACAACACACACTCAAATACAGAGTGTCTTAAATGTTTAGTTGCAGAGGATTCCTCTAGCTGATCTTTTATTTTCTTTTCCATCTTCTTAGCAGCAGCCATAGCTGGATGGAATGTAATAGCAGATTGTGTCTGTCCTGGTCCTTCTTTAAGACCTTCTAGATCTTCTAGGTCTTCCTGTAGTGAACCTAATCTTTCTTTTAGAATATCTGTGGTATCACCTGGTTGTAGATCATTACCATCACCAGGAGAACCATACATACTCCTAAACTCTTCCATAGCCTTTTCTTGTTCTTGTTCTTTAGGATCTATGTGTACTGATTCTGCTACACCTTCAGGTATTGTAGTAGGCTCTACTCCTATAGGAAATCTATTCTGACTAAATAGAACATCTATAATCTGACCGTATGCAGCTAATACTTTAGTCTTAGTTACTTTAATAAATACTCTAGACTTCTCTGTTTCGGTAAACTGAACATCAGGTCCATACAATCCACGGTAGTTTCTATATGCCTGAGTCCATCTTTCTTCATCTGAATACCTACTAGTCTTTGCTCTTTCAAATCTAGACTTAACATAGCTAACTAGATTATCATACTTCTTATCTGTCTTGGCATCGTCAAGAGCAGAGATTTCGTTTTCATCTACCATTTTAACTCCTTTTATTTCTTTTGGGTTGTAAGGTTCTGTTTCGTTTCTTAGTTATTACTTTTAAATTTGATCTTCTGTTGTCTCTAGGATTGCCATTCTTGTGATGCACTTCCATGCCTTTTTTAGGTTGTACAAGTTTTCTAGCTTTGTTTCTACCTGCTCTATCTAGTTTACCTTTAGCAGTACCATGTGTTCTAGCATATTCTTTTTTATAATTTCTAGGTTTTTTCATATTAATACCAATGACTATAAACAAACACACCGATGATAAGTATTAACCCAAGTATCATACCAGCGTATGCCCAAAACATCTAATATCCAAACGTAGCATCCGATGCTTGGTAACGGTGTTTAGGTGTATTCTCATACGCTACTCTTATATTCGTAGGTCTAGACATTATCATATACCTTAGTGCATCATATAAGTGATCTTCAGACTTAGTATCTACATCTTCAGGGTTTCTAGCATCCACTGGTAATGCTGCTATCTGACTGATCAGGTTCTTACAATTCTTTAATATCTTTATCTTAGGCTCACCAGTATCTTCATCAATCATCAATCTCTTATGTAACTCTATCTTACCTGCTACCCTAGATCCTGGTGATCTGTCTGATGGTCTAAATCTACATCCTTCTCTATTCATAGTCTCTGCTATTGATGGACCTGCATCACCTCTCTTAGCCCAACACGAACTATCTAGTAATGCATCCTGTATTCTACCATCGTTTTCTTCTACTTCTATAATCATCTGACCTAATCTATCTGCTGTCAAACGATTAACATATAACTCTCTGTATATCCACAAACACCCATCGTAATCTACTGCACCCCATAATATACCTGAATGTGCTGCATATCCAAAGTCTGCTGATCTTATCTTAGTCCATCCATTAGGTATCTCAAAACTATCACACGTATGTATCTCTTTATTAAACTCAGGGAATGCACCTTCATCTACTACATCCCAATCACCATACAAAAACTGCTTACGTTTTACTTCTGGTAGTGATGCCAACATAGCAACATAACTCTGATCTTGTGTGAGATACGGATTATCCCATACTGATGCTGCTATAAACTTTCTTGTTATTTCGCTTGACAGTGTTCTA